TACTAGCTTCATCAAGTCTATGTACATTCCTGTTACCCGTACCCCTGCTGTAAGAGGTTTAAATCCTTCTCAGCGTTATGGTGGTATATACTCAGTCACAGTATACTGCCCAGAGGGTAATGGTCCAGCAACTGCTGATGGTATCGCTAACACTGTAATACAGAACTTTGAAGCTGCCACAGACGTATCACTAAACAGCTTTAACGTATCGATAGACTATGCCGAAAGACAACAAGGCTTCTTGGATACACCTTGGTACTATATACCGATAAATATCGGCTGGTACATTTATCACTAATTAGAGGCGTAAGCCTTGATCACTAGGAGAATAACACATGCCTACCTTCGCACAGGGTTCACGGTCTAGCCTAAGCTTTATCACTGAATCCACATTCGGAACTACCCCTGCTGGTAACTTCCAGAACATCCCATTCACTTCACATGGCCTAAACCTAACTAAAGATTTGGTTGCTGGTACAGACATTCAAGCTGACCGTATGCCTCGCCATGAGCGTCATGGTAACAAACAGTCCGCTGGTGACATTGTAGTTGACCTTCGTAAAGGTGACTTTGACCCACTCCTTGAATCAGTTATGCTTAACACTTGGACAAACGCTGGCACCAACGACTACCTTACTGTAGGTACAACCCCCAAATACTTTTCTATTGAAGACTACTCTGCTGACATTGATCAGGCTCGTTTGTTTACAGGACAGACTGTTTCCACTATGGGGGTATCTATTGCTCCTAATCAAATGGTAACTACTACCTTTGGTATGGTTGGTAAAGGCATGACTATTGGTACTACACAGAAGACACAGGATGCAGCAAGCACTAATGCACCATTTGATGCCTATTCAGGAGACCTACAGATTGGTAACAATGTAGCTGGCCTTGCATCCTCTGCAATCATTACAGCTATTGACTTCAATGTAACTAATTCCTTCGCACCTACCTTCGTTGTTGGCTCTGATGAAGCACCAGCACTTGAGGTTGGTCGTGCAGAAGTAACAGGTACATTCTCCGCATACTTTGATGACGCTGCCCTGATTAACCGTTTCCTTAACGAGACAGAATCAGCTATTCAAGTGTCGGTCAATGATCCAACTGCCTCTAATGCTTACACCTTTCTATTCCCAAGGGTTAAGATTAACTCTGCTGACGTAGGTGTAGATGGCCCAACTAGCCGAATCATTAGTCTTGCATTCACCGCACTGTACGATACGACAACTACAAGTAACCTGAAGATCACTCGTACAGACTAATCCCTAGCTAGGGCGGGGGGCATTGGTGTCGGGTCTGATGCTCCCCTTTATTTCTACCCGACTAACCCTGACCCAAGGAACCTGACAATGGACTTAAAGAACTTAACACCTACCAGTGATACTGTAGAAGTTACTATCGTACACCCTAAAACATTGGACCCTCTGACTAATGATGACAAGTCAGAAATGACCATTACTATGTATGCACCTCACTCTAAAGAGTACAAGAGTATTTTGCATCACCAAACCAACAAACGGCTTAAGCAAGCCCAAGGAAAGAAGAAGGTCGATATTACGGCTGAGAGTATTGAAGAGGCTACCCTAGAAGTGTTAGTCAAGGCAACTAAGTCTTGGAATATCACATATGATGGTAAGAAGCCTAAGTACTCTGCTGATACAGCCAAAGAGATTTACGAACAAGTGTTTTGGATCAAGGATCAGATTGAGGAGGCTGTAGCTGACTCGCTGGATTTTACCAAGGGCTGATTAATGACCTAGTTGAGTTTGCTGAATTTAACTTCAAACTTAATCAGCGTGATGAATCTGGAACCACCGAGAGAGAACACTTGGAACAAGTACAAAGGCAGACAGGATTAGAACTTAAAGAATTGGATGGACCCGACTTCCCAACTCTTGTGGCTCATATCTGGTCTGCCTTTATTTCGTTAAGCAACTCAAGAACTGGTGGCTTTAGTGGCCCTAACCCGATAACATACGAACAAATAAAAGCATGGAAAGAACTAACTGACACGCCTATGACAGCTTGGGAAGTAGAAGCGGTTAAGAGGCTTGACGGAGTTTATATGAGGGTAAACAATGGCTGATGATATTATAGCAGTTAATATTGAAGTTAGGGGTAAGAAGTCTGTTATAGATGCAGAAAAAGCACTTAACACTATGAAAAAACAGCTCCTTAATGTAGCCATTGCACAAAATAAAGGTACATTAGCAGAAGGCTCTCTAAGAAAAGCTAGGGTAGAAAGCCAACGCGCCCTTATGAAAAAAGGGGTAACTCTAGGTCAAGCTACCCAAGCAAGTTGGCAATACGTCAAAGCCTTGGAAGCAATGACCGATGAACAGTTGCAGTTTGCTAAGTCGCAACAAGCTGGTTCAAGGGGTATGAATAAGTTTGGTATGTATGCCCAACAGGTAGGTTATCAGGTCGGTGACTTCTTTGTACAGGTACAGTCAGGTACTAACGCACTTGTAGCCTTTGGTCAACAGGGTACACAACTTGCTGGTCTACTTCCCGGAGTTGCTGGGGCTGTTGTTGGTATTGGCCTGTCAATAGGTACTATGTTGTTAAAGAGTTTATCTGATGCTTCTGGGGCATCTAAAACCTTTAAAGAAAGAATAGATGACTCTATAGAGGCTATGGATAAGTTTAAAGAAGCTGTTACAGTTGCTACCCAATCTACTGCTGAGTTAATTAATAGTTTTGGTGTATGGGGTAATGTTGTAAGACCTTTACTTGAAGACATAACTAAGCTAGAGCAGCTTAAAGCCTTTAAAATGTTGAATCAACAGTTTGATAATCTTACGATAGCAAGTAAAAGTTTTGGTGATTATGCAAGAGAAGCAATGGGGGGTGCCAATCAAGCCGTACAAGTTATGGCAAAAAATTTAGGTCTTACAGTACAGCAGTATTATGAAATAGGGAAACAAATTGCCAGCATAAGGGACTTAGAGACAAACGCAGAAAGAATAACTGCTGCTGCTAAAATTAGGGATACTCTAAAAGCTACCTTTGGTACTTTAGAAAATATGCCTGAGAAGATGCGAGAGTTTTATAGGCAGCTTACTCTAACCGTACTTACAGGGGCTGAGTTAGAAGCTAGTATGGGTAAAACAGGAGATCAGTTAGAAGATACTGTTGATAAAGTTCAGGACTTAAAAAGAAGCTACATAGAATTATACTTTGCTAACAGGCAAGCTGCGGAAGATCAAAAGAGATCTGATCAAGACGCTATAACAGCTATACAAGACGCTATATCTTTGCACAGAAAAGAAATTAGGGAGAAGGTTGCTATTTCTGCACTTGAGGCTGCTCATGGTAGTAAGTCAGAACAGGTTGCCAAAAAGAAAGCTCAGTTAGCTAGAGATGCCTATGAAGAGTCACTTAAAGAACAAGGAATATTAGGTAAAAACCTAAAGTTAGAAATGGCTATCTATGATGGCAATATTAAATCTCTCAACATAAACAAAAAGATTACTGAGGAAAAAGACAGGCAGTTAAAAGTTAGTGAAAAAATATCAGCTAACCTTGTCACTATGGCAGACGCAGAGTATCAGATGTTCTTGACATATCAAGCCTATGGACAAAGCAGAGTTGCAGGTGCTAAAGCCAAGCCACCTAAAGCCCCAACAGGACCAAAAGGCAAAGAACCAACAACTATGGAAGGCCCAATCAAGGCTCTGGGAAGACAGATAGAGTTAAGTAAGGCTTTGTTTGGATTAGAGGGTGATGCACGTAGAAAAGAAGAAGTCTATATGCAACTTAAGTTCCAAAACCAAGACGCTGACATTAAGGCTAAAGAAAGTCAACTCAGGTCTCTATCTGAACTTGTAGCGGAAGAAGAGAGAAGAACTAGAGTATTTGAAGAACAGAGGAAAGCACAGGAAGCCTTAGCAGATAGTATTGCTGGTAGTATGGGCGATGCCTTCATGTCTATTGTTGATGGCACAATGTCAGTTAAAGATGCCTTTAAATCTATGGCTAGGGCTATCATAAAAGAGTTATACGAAGTTCTTGTCGTTCAACAACTCGTAGGAAGTGCTAAAGCGGGTAGTAGGTCTGGTATTGCGGGGGGTATTATGGATTTCTTTGGAAATAAAAATGGTAATGCTATGTACGGTGGTAACGTAATACCTTTTGCTAACGGTGGTGTCGTAGGTGGCCCAACTACCTTCCCTATGAGTGCAGGTC